TAAATTGTCATCATATTGGGACAATTCAGAAATTTGATCCGGCCGATCAGACGTGCCAAGCGACGATTAACTACAAGATGACCTTCTACAAAACTAATGAGAAGGGCATCCAAGAAACATATTATGAAGATTATCCCATCCTTATAGATGCTCCGGCCATCATCCTCTCGGGTGGTGCGGCCAATCTAACCTTCCCCATTAGTGTAGGGGATGAGTGCTTATGCATCTTTAATGACCGGGATATAGATAATTGGTGGGCCTCTGGCCAAGTGAAGGAAAATGAGACGGCACGGATGCACTCGTTTACCGATGGACTAATTCTCGTAGGCCTTAAATCTTTGGCCAAGAAGATCACTGATTATGACATGAACCACGCCCAACTATCGTGGGGTAATGCCAAGCTAGGTATCACTAACGCTAAAGTTTTAGTCAGCAACACAACTAACACGCTTAATGACTTGCTTCAGGAATTAATAACGGAAGTGAAGGATTTGGCCACCCAATGTGCGGCCATTCAGGTTACAGGGGTAACACCCAACCTCCCTACTTATGTTTCCGGCCCTCCCAGCAATGCCAGCGATATTAGTGCTATTGGAACGCAACTCGGCGATACGGCAACTAAAATTGCCGCGCTATTGGAATAGAAATGATTATTAGAGACGTAGATAAAAATAATGATTGGACGTTTGGTGCGGGAAAAAATAATTACCGCACGGGCATCAATGCCATCGCCGAAGATATTAAGACGCGATTGCTTTGCTTCTTAGGCGATGCCTTCTTTGATCTTACTTTCGGCATTGATTGGATTCTCTATCTCGGTTCACGTAACCGCCAAGAAGAATTACAGCTTGAAGTGGCCAGCGTGATTATGGACACCCAGAATGTAACCCGCATTGATAAGCTTGACCTGAACTTAACCGACAAAAGATTAATTAATTTAAGTTACACCGTAGATACGGCCTTAGGCCGTTTAGATGGTGAAGTATTTTATAACCTTTAATTGGATTAACATATGGCCGACGTAGATTTAATAGACGAGAACGGACTTCAACTAAAAACCTTCGATGTTATCCTTGATGAACTCAAGGAGAAGATGAAGGCCATCTATGGCGACGACATAAACGTCGAGACTAATTCTCCCGACGGCCAGATGCTAAACATCTTCGCGCAAGCGGGAACTGATATTCGAGAAGTTGTTCAACGCATCTATGATATTCTTGACCTGGACAATGCTACGGGCATTAACTTAGATCGTGCCTGTGCTTTAATCGGGATTTGGCGTAAGGCGGGAACCCGCACGATCACGCCCATCACGATCACAACTACCGAGGCCTGCACACTTACAGGATATGCTAATGATCCAGCAAACGCCTACACGGTACAGGACAATGCCGGGAACAAATGGCAATTAGTTAATACCTACGCTTTCTCTGGTGCTGATGCGATTTCCCTTAGCTTCCAATCCGAGATAATCGGTAAGCAGGAGACGACGCCTAATACGATCACCACCCCGGTCACTCTAGTCCTAGGGGTGGCGTCGGTGAACAACCCGACGATTGCCACTGTGGTGGGGGAAGATGAAGAAACGGATTTTGAATTAAGAACCCGTGCTAAACGTTCCATCATGCTCGCTTCGGTAGGCTTCACCGATTCCCTTTATGCTGCCTTAATGAGCTTGGATGGCATGGATAGCGCACGTATCTTAGAGAACTATACCAGCGTCGTTGATGCGAATGGGACAAGCCCTCACTCGATTCATGTTATCACCTCGGGTTCGGCATCTAATGAAGATATTGCTAAGACGATTATGCAGAAGCGTAGTGCCGGATGCGGGATGGATGGGGAAATTACTTATAGCGTGATGAACGCGGATGGATATCCGATTGACATTAAATGGTCGGTGGTAACGCCAAGATTCCTCTTTGCTTATGCCTCGGTGGCCAGCTTAGATGGTATCAACCTTCCAAACTATAATTTAATTAAATCAGAACTCCCGAATACTTTCACTCCGGCCTTAGGGAAAAATATCTCCGTGAACCAGCTAGTGGAAGCGGTAGCGGTGATTGACCCCAACACTTATGTGGATGATGCGTGCTTTACCTTCGGCCAAAAACAAAAGTTGAATTATGTGAACCCCATTGATGGGACACGGCCAAACAACGTCACGATGACGACAAATAAAATTAAGATTAAGTATAACGGGAATGAATCGGCGGAAATTGATTTGTCGGATACGACCGAAAATATCACCGCCATCATTCATGCGGTTACTGGCCTATCGGACGTAACGTTTACGAATAATACGGCCACTACTGGATTCACGATTGACTTTGCTTCGATTGATGACGTGCTGGGGTTGATCGAAATTTCGCAGCAACAGATCTATTACAGCAGCGGCGGAACGACGACCTACTATGTTTTAGAATCTACTCCGCAAGATAGCTTCAAGAAGACCAGCCCTATTAGCTATCAATATCAATTAACCTTAGCTTCCGACCGTATCGTGCTATCACCGCTCGTGATCAATAACGACGTAACGGAAATCAAATTGAATGATGAAGTGACGTTTACTGCGACGGGCGGGACGGGAACCTATTACTGGTACGCGATTGATAGTAATGGTGATTACTATGATGGCTTCCCGTTAGATAGTGATGGAAATTTAGATACGACGGGCGTGTTTACTGCCTCGGCGGTAGAAGCGACGGTCACGATTTATTGTGCGGACACTGTGGGTAATTTTGTATCGAAAACTATTGCAGTGGTGAGCTAATGACGATTAATGATGAACTGAAAGAATATTATGCCAATCTTTTGATCGTCCAATATCACGGACGGCCTAAAGCAACGGGGATGATTAAGGCCTTAGTAGATACGGTCTTAATGAATCAAATCCCCATGGCAATGGAAGATGCCTTCGATTTAGAGACGGCGGTGGGCAAGCAGCTTGATATTCTTGGCGGCCGTTTGGGCGTTACCCGTAACGTTTACTTACGTAACGGCGACCCTGTTACTTTAAATGATGATGATTTTCGTACTTATGTGAAGCTGCAAGCAGCGCGGATGACGTTACGTTCTTCTCTCTTTGATATGCAGACGCTGCTTATCAACTTCTTTGAATCGTCCATGCGGGTGATTGATAACCAAGACATGACGATTGATTACTTCATCTTTGGTGAATCGAAGACGCTAATTGACGTGATTGTGAAGCAAGATATGTTGCCGCGTCCAATGGGTGTGGAGCTAAGAATTATTTTCGATGGGCCGTACAAGGATGTTTATGGCTTCCAGAAATATAAAATTCAGACGTTCCCACTCGTCGGGTTTAATAGCTATCAACACTATAACGAAGAAACAACCTGGCTTAAATACAGCAATTCTCAAAACTTTTGAGGTTTTAAATGAGTAAACTAACGAGAAAAGACCAAAAGATTTTCGGCGAGACCGCCGGGGGAGAATCTATTGCGGTTTTCGGTTCTCTTGCCGCGAATAATCCCGCCTATTCGACCGACCCTGACCAAATTCAATCCGCCGAATATTCGGGTGGATGGGAATCAGCGGTGATTGGCCAAGCATCACCGACAATGGAAGACCGCAACTCACTCGACTATTTGTTTTCGCGTCAACTATCTTACCTCTATCAGACAGGTATTCCTGCCTATTCTGCTACTGATACCTATTATAAAGGTAGCATCGTCTCGTTCTATAATACCGAAGATGATGCGCTTAAACTTTACTATTCAATTATTGACGATAACACCGGCAACTCGCTTGAAGATACAGACAAGTGGGTTGAATGGAAGTCTGGTGGTGGCGCAAGCTTGCCGATTCTTACTTACCAGTTTACCGATCACGAACTCAACGATGTTAGTTGGGTAAAGAGCAATTTCAGCTGGTTGAGCGGAAGCGTTTACCTCGCAGCGTACAAGCACTTGCAAGCAGACGTTGGGTTTCGGTACGCAAGCAGCACGCTAACCGTCTCCCACCCTGACTTTGATGCGGGAACTTATGTTCGCATTTCTGCTTTAGATAAGACGATCAGCTCTACTGATTATTATGCGTGGGGCATTAGCGGAACAACCGAAGATACAAAATGCGTTTATACACTCACGACGACACTTGCTGATGGGGTGAAGACTTATTTCTACAAGAACTCAGCTATGCAGCAGCTTACTGCTTGCATTGTTGAAGCTCAGACTGAAACGATTTCAGGCACTACGATCACGTATTTTAGAGCGCAAGACGGACATAAGATTGTTTTAGACGACCAGGCGACTAATGTCGCGAGTATTTACTCCGCAACGGGCGTGGCCTGGTACTATATTTTTGATGATACCAACACGCAATTTAAATTGCCGAGATCGAACTGGAATTTCAAAGGGACGAGCAACGATGATGTTGGTGATTTTGTCGATGAAAGCTTGCCGAATATCAAGAGTGATAACACTAATCATTTCATGGCCTATACTGTCGAAACATCCGGCTACAACGGCGCATTGACCGACACATTTAATGCAAGCAATATCGTGCAAGCTGGCTCATCTGGCGGAACTGGACACGTCTTGTCGTTTGACGCTTCAAAATCATCTTCGATCTATCAAGACGACGCTCACGTTCAAGAAAAAGCAACCAAAGCTTATCTCTACTTCTATGTTGGGAATTTTGAACAATCCGCGATTGAACAAACCGCGGGAATTAATGCGGAAGATTTTCAGCAGAAAGCGGACACTGATTTAGGGAATGTTAATCATGACGGGACTACGCTGATTGCACATAATGCAATGCCTAGTGAAACCGTTATTCCGTTAACCTGGGGTGCGAGCGGATTTTGGTATACCGCTCCTGCTGATGGATACTATACCGCAACTAGACACTCTGATAATTCCTATCCGGCAAATATTGTTGGATACCTTTATGCCTCAGATGGATACACATTTCTTTTCGGACAATCGATGGTTGCCCCCGCCGGAAGTTATTATGCTGGTTTTACGCTGCCGATGGCGAAAGGGCAAAAGGCAGTTATTTTTTATTCCAACGGTATTGCGGACAATATTCAATTCGTTTACGCCAAAGGCAGTGAACCGCAGGCATAACAAATGGAAACACTACTTAATTCCATAGCTAAATCTTTTCCCGCCGATCTAACCGGCACCATCTTGTTGTGCCTCATCATCTTCGGCGGCCTTTCTGTTGCGAAATTTGCTTACAAAGTAACAAGCGATCGAAACGTGAGACTGAGTTCAGTGATTCAAGAGCTAGTGAAGACCGTAGCAGAAAATACAGCAGCGATCAGGCAATTAGAACTTGAGTTGAAAAGAATGGATCAGATTTTCAAGAAGATTCCGGAAATCGAAAACAACATTGCCGTGCATGAAGTGCGGATTCAGACGATTGAGAAAAATTTGAAATAGGAGAGTGATATGGCACAAGAACCAGATATTGATGTGGGGGCGATAACTGAAGCTCTAAATAATAAGACTGATACCGATGGGCAGAATGTTCTAACGAGTTTTGGTGAAGGAATTTTTGGCGCGAACGCTGCGATTCCTGTTATTTCCGCGGGAACATCTAATGGGATTTGGTACCGCATCTACGCAGATGGATGGTTAGTCCAAGCGGGAATCACGGCGTACACTGGCAGTTACGGCTCTGCTGCAATTACTTTTCCTTACGCCTACGCTTCCACGCCCGTTGTCACAGGCACAGTCAACACTGATCCAAGCGTCTTCTCGAACTTGGGAACATCTATCACAATCGCTGCGATCACTGACCTCGCTGGTTCAGTTGCAGAAGTTTCGACAACGGGATTTAAAATCAACTTGTGCAGTTCTCATTTTTGGATCGCGTGCGGATACAAAGCAGCAACATAACTAAGGAGTTTATATGCAGACTCTCCCTCAATTTCTTTCCGATGTTGGAACTTTTATTCAATCTTGCGGTGGATTGTCCGCATGGGCAATTGCCGCCGGTTCGATCATGCTAGTCATCGCTAGCTTTAAATGTTCTTACTTTGCCCCCGTTTGGGAAAAGCTAGGCAACTTTAAGACTTATGTGCCGCTTCTCCTCGCCCTAGTTGCTGGTCTCATTCAACTCAAAGCTGAGGACAAGTTCTCTGCTGCGAACATTTTTGCATGGTTGACCGTTGGAGCTGGTGCCGCAATTCTGCATGACTTGCTTGACGGCGTGAAATCAATCCCAGGTTTAAGCTCCGTTTACAAGACAATTATCTCCGTCGCCCAAGCTGCTTTGCTAAAGAAAGACGACAAGAAGGAAGAAAAGAAAGATGAGTGAGTCTAATCCTGACGGCACTAAAGATATAAGCAGTGAAGTAGAGACGATCAAGAAGGCTTTTGTCATCGCGGCAAGAGAAGCGATCATGCTGGAGTTGCTTGCAATTCCCGGTATCGGTGCAGTTGGATCATGGTGCCTAAGAATCTTCGGCAAGCCGTTTATTAATTTCATCCTAAAGAAATTGGCGAATTGGGCAGAGCTGCAAGCGTTTTTTCTAAACACCGCTCATAGGAAGAAAGAGCAGTGCAAAGAATACGTGGCGAAGATGGAAAACGGGACTGATGAAGAAAAAATTCAAGCGTTCAAAAACTTTGTACGCTTAACAAATTAAAGCCTATGTTGAAAAAAATAATTTACCCTATTTTATTTTTTATCCTCGTGTCCTGCGCATCCGCGCCCCCGGATATTCCCGTCTGCATGAGCTTGAAAAATTCGCCCTTATGCGAGGCGGTCGGGCGTAAAGATTGCGGCTATTGCGTGCATATTATGTCCGGCAATGATTATTTCGTTGGCGATGAAACACCGGAGATGGATTCTTGGGAGCGGTTGCAATCAACGGCGATTATATTTCCCCATGACAGCTACAAGCAGCTTATTGTTTGGATCATCAACACTTGCAAGCGACACAAATGCTCTAAAGATGTGTCGAGATTTTTGATCTTAGAATAAAAGGAGAATCTTATGAAAAGTTTTTTGAGCGTGCTACCTATTTTCTTTTTGCTTTTATCTCTGACGTTTGTTGCTTCATGTGACAAGACAAAGAGATGCGCCCTTCAAGACAAGGCAGTTAATGCCGCAACCGAAGCGATTGTGAAAGGCCTTGATTGTTCTGGCCCTGATGCTATCAGGAAAGACCTTGATAAAATTTTGTCGAAAGTTGGGTTCTGTAAGCGCGACAAAGAAGCGACGGTTGAGCTTGCCTCGGACGGCACGGTAAGTGTTTTGTGCCAAATGCTGGTGGGGCCGGTCCTCGATATTATCGTGGATAAAGCTATCCCGGATAGCTGGGGCTGCACTGGCGGTGCTGGTGAAGCGAAGCTTGAAGAATTACTCATTGCGCAATGTAAGAAGATTAACATTTAGTTTTCTCGGGGAAAATCCACCTCGCTAAAATCCCTTCTCCTCCCCTCCCTTGAGAACGCGCCCGGCGAAAGCTGGGCGTTTTTATTTTGTATATATAATGATAAAAGGTTAGCGGGAGGACTTATGAGACCAGATGACGATGCCCCAAAATCAAAAGATATATGCCTTTTTGCAATTTACACAATTGCCGTCGTTAGGTTTTTAGAAAAATATCCTCTTGCGGAAAACTACGCGAAGATATTTTTATATTCACGCACTGAATATTTAAACATTCACCCTGCACGACAAGATGATTGCGTCTTTTGGTGGGGTCTAAAGGCCGGCCACGAAGATTACCTAGACCCTGATTTTGCTGAAATTGCCACACAGTTCGTTAAGGCCTACGACTATTCTAATGATCTTTATGGCCGCGGGGTAGTTACAGTTTTAGATCTTAACAGAAAAGAGATAAACGAGTTGGCCGAGATAGAATTTTATAAGCTCTGCGCCCTCTACGTTAAATGCGAAGAAAAAATAAAGAGGACCGATGCTTCTTGGCGGGAGCTTTTTGATTACCAGAAGATGATTATACATGAAGAAGCTAAAGAAAAGGCCGAAAGGGAAAGGAACCCGTCCGACTATATCACAATCAAAAGACACGCATACTGAAAAAAAGAAAGATAGCGAAATCTTCGATGACGTAGTATTTCACAAATACCTTGATGAAGTTACCGATGCAGAATGGTTGGAATTTTGGGAGGATATTCAATGAATCAAGAGACGATGCAGGCAACGTTAGCGGTAATTGGATTATTTGCGTTTGTCTATTGCGTGCTTGTCCTAATTGAAGCGACAGTTAAGGCCTGGATTAATCGGAAAGAGAACGCCGAGGTTGATAAGCGCATTTACCAGCTTAAATATCTTCATGGTGAAGAAAAGGCCTTAGAGTTTATTCGTATCCTCAACTATGGCTGGTCAGATAAAGCAATGGTTAATTACTTTAATAAAGCGGCCAAGGAAGACCCCCAGATGCTGGGCGTAATCCGTGCCTTATGCCTGAATTACTGGAATCGCCGCAAAGGCATCCCTCCTCATAAGATCTAAAGTTTCCCCTCGATATTTTCTCATGGCCACGTTATGGCCACGCAGTGGCCACCCATGGCCACAGAATTTTGCCTAAAAATCCCTAAAAATTACCCTAAAACTGTACTCCTGAGCGAAAAATCAGTAGTACGGCCCACGGCCGTGTTGCCACGGGTTTTGGCCTAAAAATGCCCTTTTGTGGCCACCGTGTGGCCATGTGGTTTTTTTCAATTTCTGTTTTTTTCGGGATGGTTTAGAACTATTTGAAATGAAAGGGAAAAGTGGCGCAACCGGTGCGACTCGAACGCACGACCTCCTGATTCGTAGGGAATCCAGGGGGGTTTTGACACCTATTTTTAGATTTTAAACCCCAACAAGAATCACTACTTAGCGTTTGGCATAGTGTGTAAGATTTTCACGTATTGCCGAAATTCTGTGGCCACTGTGTGGCCACGGCTATAATAAGTCCTGCACTTTCATTCTAACAAAGGGGAAAAAATGAAAGCACAGGACGTGAAGCTTTTGCCGGTTGGCAAGAAGCTTTTCGACGATAAGGTTAAGGGCCTATTCGTTCAAGCTAATGCCGACGGGACTAAAACTTTTAGGGCAGTGTACCGCAACAAATTTAAACGTCAACGTAAAGTTAGATTAGGCCTCTACGGCCAACTAACGATTGATGATGCGCGTTCCGCAGCGCAAGAAATATTTGCGCAGGTCGCTAGAGGATTAGATCCCGCCCAAGAATTAAAATGCGCTAAAGAAGAATTAACCGTCGATCAGCTTATGCTCCGAGAGATAAAGGAACACTGGAGCGGTGAACGCTTTGCTGATTCCCAAACGCCCCGGAATGTTTGTTATGCCGTAAAGAAAAACTTTGCACCGATTGCTGCTTTAAAATTATCCGAGCTAACCACGAATGTAGTTAATCGGTGGCACAAAGGAATGAAGCATATCCCGATTCAAGCTAACCGCTGCTTAGCTTATCTATCAACGGCCATCAATCTTGCCGTTCAACAGGGCATCACCAGCATCCCTAATCCGTGTGAATCAATCGAACGCTTCCCTGGAAGGAAAAGAAATCGCTATGCAACCCCCGAAGAAATTCAGAACATCGCTTCTTTCTTAGAAAACAACTTTGCTAAACAACCGGAAGAATCGCTGTACCTTTATATGATCCTCACCACCGGCACACGTCCTAGCGCGATCAATCGCTTGCGGTGGGATAACTTAGATATTCGCTTAAATGAAGCAAAGGAAAAGGTGGCGATTATCAGCTTCTTTGGTAAGACGACGTACAGAACGGGAGAAGCAGAAACGATTATCATCCCTCCCAAAACTTTATCTATGATTTTAAAACTTAAGCGAACATCGCCTTATATTATCAACTGTACGATGCCCCGTCGCTTATGGCGGCATATCCAAAAGAAATTCGATTGTCCTGACCTTTGGGTACGTGACCTAAGACGTACTTATGCGACGGTTGCTTTGTCAGGTGGCGTGCCGCTTACTAAAGTTGGGGAATTGCTTAACCATAAGTCGTGGGACACGACCAAGATCTATGCTAAGCTAATGCCGGATCAGAGAATTGCTTCGGCCATGCAGGTGGCCAAAAGCTTAGATGCGATTATGAATCGCTAAACTTATCGGATTGTTCTTTCGACAAATTCGATAGTGATATGATCATAATCATCAATAAGATGGAATTGTCCAATCCGGGCATCATAGAGCATCTGCTTCATCGGTTCAAAAAAGAACTCACTAAATATTTTCCTCGACATATCAAAATTACATCGCAGGCCGTGTTTAGCAAATTGATGACAGACGACAAAACTTCCAAACTTACGGGTGAG